GAACAGGATACAGACCCGCTACTGGCGTCTGACTGCGGATATTACTCTGTGTTAGTGCTTCGATAACCTCAACATCAGACACAGTGGCTGCGCTCACAAAAATTTCATTTGGCGCCGATCGGATTTCGTAGAGATCACCGAAACTCTTTAACGGATTCAGCGGCACTAGCACGACTGAACTCACAATTGAACCCATTTGCTTGTGCAGATATGCAGATAGTTCAGAGAAGAAGAAACTGTCACCAAAATCCCATTTATCAATTGTGAAATAAGAATTAACATTGGCAATAACTTGACTCTTGATTTCGCTTATGCTAGCAGTGCTCTTGGCAGCGCGAACTACTTTGATAGTTGCACGTAGTTCCGGGACTGCTTTTGCGCCAAACAATGGTTTGAATACTACACTGTTAAGAACAATATTGTCAGATATCATCTTAAAGTCATTTAACCTGCCGTAAGCAGTGCTAAGATCAGCAATGGTCGGCATTGTCGGCATAAGCACAGTGCCAGTGGTATCCTTGATGTAATTTTGATACGCTGTATAATACTCCTGCACTACCACATAGATATCGATGATGTTAGTTGTGCCTGGATCAATTACATTAGTAAGTGCACTATTGTGGCGGTACTGATAGTACAAATCTTGTCTACCGGTACGTGCAATAAAATCAGTACGTTGCGTCAAAGTACGTTGAACAAGACCGTTAACTGTTGCTACTGTTAGTTCATAGAACAATTTTGATGTGGTAGTGTAAAAGATTTGACCGTTAATAAACTCGCTCTTAACTAACTCAATTGCATCTAGTGTAGCGTACATAGTATCAACAATTCCAGATGCCAACGGCAAATATCTCTCTAGATTATCAAAATCGGTTACTAGTTGTAAAAACACTAATTTGGTGGTGGGACTAACACTAGGTGCAATTAAATCATCAAAAAAGTCAGGGTTGTCTGCTACACCATCTGCGTCACTATCTGCAAAACTCACAACAACTTGATAGTCATTAACAAACCCATCACTTTCGATTGGCTGTGCAATGATATCCATTACAACATCAGACGGCAATGGCAGGTTTGAATCAGGACGACTATTGCTCTTGAGAGCCCGAACAAAGTCATTAATTACTAACCCAGTTTTGGGATCATAGACTTTTTCGCTGCCGTCAAAAAAGAACCGTGTCTCAATGACACTAGCAAAGAGGTAATTAAGCCCACGGTTAACCACAGTGTACTTGATTCCATTTGTTGTGAACTGAACTAGCCAAGAAGCATCAAGATTTAATCCTGCAGTGTTTTGTGCATAGGTTAGACTAAATGTTGAGTCGGCTGCTAAGTTTGTGCTAGTAATAATGTACCAAGATGCATTGAGGTAATCGTATCCGAGTCCAAAATTACGTGCTAGTTCAACTTGTTGCAGTATCTGTTGTTGAATTGTGTTAGGCAGATCATCAACAAACTTAGGAATAACTTCTAATGCTAATGCTCCAGTAGGCACAAAATTATTCAGTGCAACCGGACCTATCCCGTCGGGCAAGTTGCCTAACCCTTGTGCTGTGCCATCTAATACGACTGCGATTACTGTTGCCCAAATAACTATCTTGTCGCCCGGGGCAGTAGGTGTGCCAGCAATCAAACGATTGTTACTGTTGAAATAATAACCGGCGGGTGGGCCAAATTTGATCAAACTACCTTGTGTAATATATTTGCAATTGTTAGTGGTGTAGACACCAATTGGTTGCGGTAACCCTTTGTTATCGTCAAAGTAACCAGTGGTTTGATTGACCACAGTTGTGGTTTGTTGCCAAGACGTGCTTAGTACAGCAAGATTGGGTCTCGGAAAGTTAGTTGGATTGTAGTAAAACTGTAAGATGCTCCGGCTGGCCAGAAGTGGCTCGACTGTTTGTGTAAGAACATCTACAATGTCATTGACATTTATCCAATCAAATTGAAAGCTTGGCAATACATTTTCACGGTATAATACTCCGTCGCTACCAAAAATATTGGTGCTAGAGTACTTGCCTGTAACGTCAGTCAAGTCAGTGTATCGGCTAGTGCCAGTTGAACTACGTGCAACTGCCTTGCTCTTGATAATTGAGTTATACTGTGTGAACGGGAAGTTGTTGTAGTCTTCGCCATTGACCATACGGTTCTGAGTGTAGTAACGTGCAGGAGCACGTTGCTTGATCTCATCAATTGTTTCACGACTTTGGGCATTGCTTACCGGAGTAGTAATGCCGCAATTTAATGTAAGTGTTTCCAGGCGTCCATAGCGACTAACATAACTCACTTGGATTGCCACGGACTGCATTTCTTCAGGGTTGATAACATACTCAAGCCCGTTGCTGGCGCGAACATATGCGCGGAATATCCCGACTGGGATTTCTGCAAATACGCCGTCACCGAATGTTAGTGTGATTTGATCGTTGGCTCTGCTGGTAATGCTGTAAGTTTGCCGTTGATCCGGTGCCAACTGATTAACTGCAGCCGCATAGGTGTTTTGCACATACAGCCACTCGCTAGCAATGCTGCCTAAGCCATCCAGTTTGTACAGCCAATGGTCCTCATCGTTACAGCCTTCGATGTTGATGTTTACTGTGCGATTAGGTAATGCCTCGGCCAAGTTGAAGTCTTGGTTTTGCAATACACCTTGTTTGAACAGAAAGAAAAACCCAGTATTATTACTTCCGAATCCTAGTTGGTCATTTCGGTACAGCATGTTAAATGCGCCGCTGGGTTTCGGAGCTGGTTCGTATACATAGTCTTTGCCTTGCGAGGTCCCGCTCACTGCTGCAAACGGCATAGTAATGCCATCTACACTAGAAGTGTAAGGTACCACTGGCAAAAAGCCCGGGACAAGATTGAGAGTGTACTCGTCTGTTCGAATCCCCAACAGAGTTTGATCATTAGCCGGCCGGCCAAACTTTTGACTGTCAACAAGAGAAGCATTAACGATAGCAATGAACTGTTCAAACCAATTTGGATTAGTTGGATCGTTCCAGTCAATAGTTAAGTTACTGAGATTTACGCCGTTATAATCAATAACGCTTTCGCTAGTTGCAATTGAAAATACTTTAAGGAATCCCTGCGCTGCTTGATTACGTTTGGGTGTATAGCTAACCAAATTAGCCAGGCGTACCACGCTGTCACGTCGTTCAGCAGTGTCTAAAAAGTTTTCGCGGGCGTTTAAGTCATTACGGAATGCCAGCGACTGGCCCATAAATGCCATAACGTCCAGCAAGGCAACAAATTCTGACGATTCAATGTAGTCGTTGAATGTCTCTGGGTAGTAAAGTCGCAGATAATCTATGAAACTTTTTCGTAATGTTTCAAAGTCGTAACTTTGAAAATCGGCTTCGCGATAGGTCTGATATAATCTCTTCCAGTCCTCTACGCCGAATATAGCAGTTTGTCGTGCAGTCTTAGCCATGGTCGCCCGTCTGTTTAAGTATTTATGGTTCTCAAAACCATACAGTTTTAGACGTAGCTGGCTCGTCGGGTCTCTTGATTAAAGAATATAGATAAAAGTTCAGTGGTTTGATTTGGTACCAGCTGTACCAAGACCTCAATTAATATACCATTTTCCTGAGGATACAAATTAGCACTGGCAATATAAATCCTGGGGTCTTGACCGGCAACACGTTGTATTTCAGCAAGCATGGCAGCTTCAGTGTCCGGTGTTTGATTCTCAAACAGGTAATGCCAAATTGTAGTGCCGTATGCCGGCCGACCCGGTAATTCACCCTGTTGGATATTAAATGCGTTCGAAAGATCCCGCTTGATCAATGCAAAATCCAGTAGTGTGAATTTTTTGTATTGATTGATAGTACTAAATCCAATGAATGTCGACATGCTAATATTTATTATAGAAAACGTCGAACTATTGGACCAAACGCAATTGCCGGGATTTTTGGATCACCCAATATTGACTTGGCTGCTGCATCAACACTGGCTCTGTCTACAGTGCCCACAATTCCTGCTGGGTTAAAAGCTGCCTTGGCTGCTGCTTCTGCGCCGCCAAGTAATCCCCCTAGCCCCCCGACAATTCCTCCTAGGCTACTGCCTACGCTACCAATTGCACCCGATAATGCACTGTTAAGCTGACCTGTTAACGCTGCGGTTGGATTCCCGAGTGCTCCTGTAATTTTTCCACCAATGCCGCCCAGTGCGCCTTGTAACTGCCCTGTGATGCTGCCGACTGCACCCGAGGTGCTACCTAGGCTGCTTAATGCACTAGCGGCGCCACCTAGTGCGCTCGAAGCTGCGCCACTTAGTGCACCAGTGACGCTACCTAGTGCTCCTGAGGCTGCACTACTTAAAGCACCAGTGGCCCCACTTAATGCACTCGAGGCTGCACCACTCAGGGCGCCTGCTGCGCCAGCAATAGAACCTCCTAGTATGCTAGTAGCCTGAGTAGGTAAGCTACCAAGACCAGGAATTTTGTTTAGCATAGCAGGTGCATTAGCCAAGTCTGTTATTGTCTTAAGGGCTGGGTTGTCTGACAACGCTGGAATTTTTGCAAGACTTGCAACACTGCCGATCCCCGGTAACGAGTTCAACTGATTAGTAACCATATTGACTGCTTGCTGGCCACTTTTAGCAACATCGTTGATCTGGCCTGCAAGGCCTGCAGGCGCTTTCCCCGCTGCCCAAGCTGCTACATCCGTTACACCAAACTTGCTTGCTGCTTGCACTAACCCGCCCAAGTTCTTTGCTGATTCTAGGCCGTTGACTACACCGAGTTTTTTCAACTGCGACATCCCAGCATTCATAATGCTTTGTTGTGTCTCGCTTTGCAGCTTAGAGTTAGTAACAAATCCGCCTAGGTCAGAAAC